TGAACAACGCTTCTTTTAGAATATCGGTTGGAGCCGACCCCTGATTAGAGCCGTTCATGAATCCACTAGCCGCAGTACGACCGCCAGCAAAACTCGTCCCTGTTATGTTATATTCGACTGCACTATTGATGCCAGCACTTACCCAAGAACCGCCTGTTGTTGTCCCATTCGTTACAACTTTCCAGTTATAGTTGGCATTATTTGTGATAGCCATTAACGAAAGAGCAGTAAGAATAGCAATAGCATCAAGTCTATTTGGTGACGATTTCAACCTAATAGAAATTACTGGATAATATGTTCCAGCTGTAGTAAGATCCCGAGGTGATCCAATTGCGGTTTCAATAGATTGTTGTGAACCACCAAGTTGGTAACCACCTTCGGAAATGACAGTAGAGCAGATTTGCTTCATCACACTATTGCTGGCTGTAGCACCAGTATTTTTGATTTCATAACGAAGAGGCAACGAAGCAGTTGAAATATATGTTGATGTTAGGAAGTTCGCATGATTGAACGAGTGGCAGTGAATCAGTTCACCATCGATAACGAACCCACAACGAACTGTACCAACGCCGAGCCATTCAATATCAGAAAATAAAATCTGAGCCTTTGTTAGATCAAGTGTTCTGTGTGATGGGCTAGAATTGACATTACCTAATAGCGTGTCGACATTCCAACTTGATTGAGGAACACGAGTTTCTACAAGAGCGCCAGTATTCCAACTTCTTTCGACGAAATAGATATCGTTGTTTGATTGCTCAAGATAGATACCATTATTTGCGCCAAAGTATCCTACACGTTGACGCAATCCAGTTTTAGCTGGATTCATAACAAAGGTATTCATAACCTGAAGTGATTTGCCTGGCTGATATGAAAACACTTTTATTGTTTCGCGAATGATTTCCTGGTTTTGTCCAGTTGTCACATTTAGCTTCACAAGACCTTCGTTCTGGTTGAACGCATATGAAGTCCCAGCTGTATTAGATGTGCTCCACAATCCGTTATCGCGATATCTATGCGACGAATCAAATAGCGTCAATGGACCAGACACGCGAGCGCGTCCGAACGCATCAACGGCTGTGCCAGATGGATTAGACGGACCAATCTGGTTGCCATACTGATCCGCAAGCATTACGACTTCGAAAATCGTATTACAGCTTGGTAGATATCTACTCGAGTCAGTTCTAAACTGTGCCATTCATCACCCCTTCATAAGATCCGTGACGGACTTACCCATTTACCATGCCCTACAAGACCAATACCGTGCCTTGTCCTTCGGACCTGGAGTATCACAGTTATGTCTTGCCCTAAATGATTTGCGACGTGCAGGAATATTTTTCTTAATCCTCATGTTCTTATCACCAAAGTTTACCTTTGTTGCTTTACCGTCACCATCAGGATCAACATAAACCTTTGATTTTTTTACATCACCAGCCATTGGTTTATTGAGAGGAACCTTCTTTCCTTGATAGGTCGCCTCATCTATGAATTCTTTGAACGACTTCATTTCCTTGTCCATCCTCTCGATATATATTCGTTGACTTTTATCTTATCTATGCGCATTTCTTTTACTTCGCCAGTGTTTGGATTCCGACGGAAAATCAAAACAGTGCTTGAGTCAAACTTATTTGGCTGAGATTCTTTCACACAATTTGGTACAACTTTATCACCTTTCTTCTTCATGCCGACTTGTTTATATCCTTGCCAACATGCTTCATTAGAAGTATTAAGACCAGCCTCTCTAGCAGTCGGTGCCAACTCTGGTTTTTCTACAGAGTACGCAGCAATGTCATGACCCTCTTCTTGACCAGGAGTTTCGCGCTTGTACTTATTTGTAAGAGCGTCTGTCCCTTCCTCATCATCGCGAGTGTATTGTTTGAATGATTTTAGTTTAGTCATCGCGATTTTCTTTCTTTCTTTTCTTTATTTGTTCAATGACAGAAGGATGGTGCTCATACCCACCTTGAACCCTATGCTCTTCAAAATCCATAGCATACATGGTGTCAGAAATACCAAAAGAAAATGATTCATCCAAACTTTCTTTCTTTACTTTACGACCTTTCGCCTTTGCCCATAGATCAGCATCTGCAGTTGTTCTTGTCTTACCACCTGTGAGGAAAGAGTTCACCCTAGCATATGCCCACTGCTGCTGGGTTGCTCCAGGTCGGTGACCAGTTTTCCAAGCAGCCATTCCTCTGTTATAAACTTGTTTGAGAATACCATATGGAATGCCAGACTTTTCTGATTTCTTCTTCAACCCTTCAAGAGCTTTCTCCTCAAGATTGACATCGTCTTTAAGGTTGGCTTGACGAACAGCTCGAACATTAGCAGCACCCTTCTCACGAGCATGCTTCAACTTGAGTTGCTCACGTTCACGATCGTGCTTAGCAGCTAATGCTGGATTTACAGCTTCATCTTGATCTTTATCTTTTTCTACATCACCAACTTTGATTTCTTTTCTATCTTTCTTGAAAACTACACGACCATCTGGCAGCTTTACCTTTACCATTCTCACGTCAGCTCGACGCTCGATATCTTCTTTGGTCACTGACTTCCGCAACTTCTGATAAACCGCAGCGTCACTGGTAGAAAAGTCAAGCAATTTATCGAGCAGAGTGTTCAGCTTGTTTCGTAAGTCTGGGTTCTTGAGAGCAGTATCTCTGTTGCGTAATGCGCGACGATACTTCTGAATGTCAGCTCTCGGAACTAAACCAAGTCGAAGCAAAATATCAACCTTGCTTTTCTTTGAAGCAGCATCAGTAGGATCGTCATCGCTGGCAGCAAATACTGAAGGAATGATTTCTCTTGGCTCTGCATTAGAACGAGCGATAGAACTCGTTGGGGTATTATACTCGAGGAATGTTTCAAACTCTGTATCTACATCCTCTTTATGGATATTCCAACCATCTTTCTTATATTTGTCGATCTGATGATGTGGCACATTCATAGTGGTCATCAAACCAGGCTTCTTCATCTTGACATATTCATTTGGTTTATTTGGTGTGAAGATTGGTTTCTTACCAGCAGCCTGTCGCGACTTGTCGAACTTCTTTAGTCTATCGAGTGCGGAGGATTCTTCGAGGAATGATTCGAATTCATCATCGGCACTTTCACCATACATTTGCTTGTACTTCTTTGTGTATTGCGATGGTTTAGTTTTAGCAGAATCTCCAGGAGCTTTCTTGTAAGCACTCGGGTCACTGTCGCCCATAGCAGTCTGTTTCTTGAAGTGTACATCGCGTTTCACCTTTGTGCTTTTTTTCAATCCTGTATGATACTTCGCTGGCTGATTACCTTTGCGATCGCCGATATCTTTATCTTCTCTTTCTGTAATGAAAGTTTCAAATTGAATATCGATTTCTTCTTTCTTCGGTGATCTGGCTCTCTTCAACCGTTCCATCTCTTTCCTCCGAATCGCTGGCATCATGCGCTTCGCAAACCTGTCGACAAGTTTACGCAGGGCTGGACCTTTGTATCTGTTTTGAAGTTGACGATCGATGTTGATCTTATCTGTTCTATTGAGTGATGCATATTTTTCACCCCGAGCACCAGCAGCACGGCGACGAAGTATATTCAACGCAGCCTTGCGGGCGCGATACTGTAGACGATCTGGTGTTGCCATACGCTTCCGCTTAATTGCTCGTAGACGTTTCATCCTAGGAGCCAATCGCTTCATACGCATAGCAATCTTTTGGCGTTGTTGAAAATTCAAAGGAGCTTCGTCAAGTTCCTCTTCATCATCTAATTCTTCTTCGTCTTGGAAAATATGTTTCGCTAGAACAACATCATCGTCACTGGGATCTAAGTCAGTGTACTTTGCTTTCTTGATATACTTCTCAAGATCCTTGTCGTTCATTGCTTCTTCAATAGCTTCGATTTCTTCTCGTATGTTCATGCCTCTTCTCACATCTTTGTAGAGAGTTTTCTTTTGTGCTGCTGATAACCCAGAAGGTGCACCGTCAGCGAATTCTTTTTCTTTACCAGCAGCAGCTAATGCACGCATCTTGCTTGCGCTCATACCTTCAACACCAGATGAGTCGGGGTCACGATCACCAGCAGATACCACTGTAATTTTTTTGAAGTTATAGTCTTTGCCGTTGTACTTATTCAGGAAAGTTCTGAAATCAGATACACGATCAGAACCAACAACCATTGTCACCTCTTCTACACCCTCTTTCTCAAGAGACTGCATGATACCAACGATGTTCTTTTGGTTTGATTGCTTTACAATATTGCCGAATGCTGCTTTAGCATTGCGGATCTTTTGTGCATATCTGAGAGGATCTTTTTTGGCGTTCTGCGTGTGAGAAAGATAAACACGAGGCTGTGATTGCGTTTTGCGTGCAACTGCGATAACTTTGTTCACGAGCTTTTCGTGTCCAACTGTAGGAGGATTC